GGTTTAACCCCAAGAGAGGGCCGCGTCACTCTTCAGATGAAGTTGGAGGACTTCGAAACCGTTATGGGGAGGCCAGCTACCGAGTTAGAGATGTCTAAAATAGCTGGCACATACATTAAGGCAGAGGACCGTGGAAATGCCCTTGGTGGAACCTTCGGGGGTCTCGCCTTAGACCGATTCGCTAGAGATACTGAGGCTTTCGCGAACAACATGTTAAGCCCTGTGGAGGATAACCTCTTCATAGCGGCTGCGACTCGGTACACGGACTTAATAACTAAAAAAGACCCTGACACAGGATTTGTGACTTCTCGCTCTGCAAAGTTACCTGCATACGTCACTGAAGCTCTATCTCGTAGAGGTATCACACTCCCCACACAGGTTAACCCTGATACACCAGTTCAAGGTTCGCTCGACGCCGAAACGGCTCCTGAAATTAAACCTGAGAACACTATCTTTGGAATGGCGGGTAAAGTCACAGGCCCGGTATCTGGCACCCTCGCTGCATTAGGTCGGACACCGGTCTTAGGTGAGTTTATTAGACCTGTTGAGTATGAAAAAGCTAGGACGCTTGTAGTGAGCCTCAAACGGAACCTCGTTAGGGTTCTCCAGAGTAGCCCACGTTTCAACGACGGGGAGCGAAAAGCCATTGACGCTGAGATTGACTTGTCACCCTCTAACTTTGACACAGAAGGCGCGTATCAATCCCGCGTAATCGCAATTGATGAAGCGATGGCGATACGGGAGAAAGCCGCTGCGGCTACGCTTAGCGCAGGGGTGTCCACATTAGCAGAGAGACGACAGGCAATTAGAGAGCAAAACGCTATCGGTATGTTCCGTCTACAGCTTGGCGCACCCCCATTAATGAAGTCCGCTGATGAGGCACGTAAACTACCACCAGGAACCGTGTTCAGAACTCCTACAGGGCAGATTTTGACAAACGAGGAGGTTGAGCCAAATGGCTGACACCGCACCAGCGCCAGTTGATGAGTTTGCTGGGTTTAAGCAAGTGTCGGGTGCGTCAGAGAAACCTGAAGCACCAGATGAGTTCGCCGGTTTTAAGACCCACGGTTCTACCCCAGGTGAGAAAGCAACAGCGGTAGTGCAAGGCGCTATAGGCGGCGTGACGGAAGCGTCACCTATGGTTGCTGGACTTATCACAGGGGCCACCATAATGGGCCCTGTTCCCATCCCGGGAGCACGGGTGGTAGGCGGTCTAATTGGTGCGGGTATAGGATTGTACGCAGGTAAAGAAGCCCGTGAAGGCGCTTCTGAGATCAATTTCCCTGGGACAGACACCCCCTTAACCCGACCAACAACACAAGACTTCCCTGCTGATCAGCGTCCTTACGCTATATCAGGGGAAGTGTTTGGTGGCGGTAGCTCATTCACCGCAGGTACTGTGGCGGTTGCTAAAGCTGGCTTTAAGGTCGCTGAGACCTTCATTGGTAGCTACATCAATCGGATGTTAGGCGCGGCTAAGAGCACCCCTGGGGCATTTATCTCAGCAGAGGCCGCAGGGTTAGGTGGTGCCGCAGTTGGTGGTGCAACTGCTGAGAAAGTTGACCCTGGCGCACCTGGGACGCGAATGGTTGCTGAGGTTGCTGGTGGGTTTCTTAACCCCACCCGTATCTTACTCTCTGCCTCTGATGCCGCAGGTAAGATTATCACCAAAGCTAAGACTGCCCTGAGTAGGGGTGGTCAGGAAACTGAAGCCGGTAGAATTCTAACTAATCTTATCGAAGAGTCTGGTGAAGACCCAGTGCTCCTCGCGCAACTGCTGGAGGCCAATGGTCTCGCAGGTGTAGGTAAACAAACCGCAGCCCAGAAGACAGGCTCAGAGGCGCTATCAGAGCTACAAGCTCAGTTGGTGACCATCAATGGTAAGTTCTCCGCTGAGGTTACAGACATCACAAAGAGCACTTTAGATAACATCGATAGTATGATCTCGACGCTTAGGGGTCAAGGTGACGCCACCCTTTTGCCTGATATTGCTAAACTCCAGGCTCTGAAGTTCAAAACTTTGTTGGCGGGTCGGGTTCAAGCCGCTGAGCGTGAGGCCGCTGAGGCCACAGCTAAGATCACAAAAGACACCCCAGCAGCTAGAGAAGAGATAAGTCTAGTTGCTAGGGAGGCGCTAAATAAATCTTTAGAAGTTTCCCGTCGAGCAGAGAGCAGCTTATGGGACCAAGTGTCCAAGACGGTTGCTGCACAAGCTCCTGACACTCTTTCTACTATCCAGCGGCTACAAGGTAGGCTTCTCCCAGAAGAGAGCCTCCCTAGCATCATATCTGGGTTTGCTAAGCGGCAGAAGGCTATAGCTAAGAAGTTAGCCAAAGGTGAAGAGTTGAAGCCAGGAGAGGCACTCACTTCAGGTGAGTTGATGATCCTGAGAAGTCGCGCTCTAGAGTTAGCCAGAGAAGCACAAGCTAAGAGTGAGTTCGGCAACGCTAGGATGTATGGAGAGGTCGCTGAGTCTGTTCTAGAAGACCTCAACGTGTTTTGCCGGTGATGAAGCCTATGACATGGCAAGAGCTTTTTCTAAAGAGCTTAACGACACCTTCACCCGCACCTTCGCAGGTCACGCGGTGGCGAAGGGCGCACGGGGGGATCGAGTACCCCCAGAACTACTACTTGAGAGAGCGTTGGGTACTGGCGGCACGGGAGGTGCGCTTAAACTTAACGAGCTAGAAGAGGCTACCCGCTTCCTCTCCACAAAAGGTATCGCTGACGCGGAAGACGCTGGTGCTGTTATCGACGCCATGACCGGCGCTCAAGAGCAGTTGGTAAGATTAGCGGCTGCGGACGCAGTAGATGCTGCCACGGGACAATTGAGCGCGAAGAAATTAGCTAGTTTCATCAAGAAGAACACAACCTTGATGAGGCGCTTTCCTCAGATAGCGAAAGACCTTGAAGCTGCCGTGAAGTCACAGACTAAACTCAACGATGTTCAACGCTCAGTGACTAACGCCTCCAGGGTAATTGATCAACAAGAAGTGTTCTCTCGTGTGGCTAAGGTGGAGAATGGTATCACAGCAGTGTCAACCGCAGTTCTTGGTAAGACACCTGAGAAAGGGCTAACCAGCTTAGCTAAGTTAGCCAAGCGCGGCGGGGATGACGCAGTTCAAGGACTACAAGCGTCGGTGTTCGACTACGCGCTCAGAGAAGCCTCTTCATTGTCAGGTAGGTTGAATTACAAGCAACTGAGGACCGTGCTCTTTGATGAAGTAAACCCAGGCCAACCTTCGATAATCGACATCATGGTTAAGAACGGCACTATCGATGACACCGTCGTTAAGAACCTGAAGAAGCTCTTGGATGAAGGTGATAAGATACAGAGCATCTCAACTAAGAGTGGAAGAGGTGATGAAGGCTTCCTTGGTGAGGCTGACGCGCTGACAGACCTACTCACAAGAGGAGTAGGTTCTGTAACTGCGACTGCGGGTGCGAAGATGGTAGGCGCAAGTGGTGCTGGCCCAAGTTTAATCATAGCTAGTGCAGGTTCACGATTTGCACAACGTGCTTTGGACCGTGCTCCTAGGGGGAAGGTCAGAGATATTATGATTGAGGCCATGAAAGACCCCACTTTCATGGCGATGTTGTTACGAAAACCCAAGACCCCAAAACTGCGTTTACAGTTGAACCAACAGCTTCATGCCTATATACTGCAAGCGGGTTTAACTGGGGCTTCAGATAACATTGATGAGCGAGAAATTGAATGACCGTTTGGCCCACAAGAGGTAAGCAACATGACTATTAGCACGACACTAGATCGTATCAGCTACGCTGGTAACGGCTCAACGACACCGTTTAGCTTCCCGTATCTTTTCTTTTCGGATGCGGATTTGAAGGTGATTCTTGTTGTAAACTCTACTGGTGTAGAAACTACCCAGACCATCACCACACATTACACCATTACAGGTGCTGGAGATCAGTCGGGCGGCACGGTGATCATGGCTACTGCCCCAGCTTCTGGTGAGACGCTTGTCATCTTCAGAGATGCGGATATCACGCAGGGTCTTGACCTTGTTGAGAACGACTCTTTCCCCTCCGACCTTATTGAGCAGCAGTTTGATAAGCTCACAATCGCAGCTCAGAAGCTAGACACTAGGGCTAATCGTACAGCTAAACTCACTGATGGGGACACTAGTGGCTTTGATGCAACACTTCCTAGCACTCATACGGCAGACACCGCGCTTGTAATAAACGCAGCGGGTACGGGCTTTGATGTTGGCCCCGATGTATCTGATCTAAGCGCAGCAGCTGCAAGCGCTACAGCGGCAGCAGCAAGTGCAGCAGCAGCAGCGGCAAGTGCAGCAGCAGTTGGTTCGATTACGATTGAGAACTTTGATGGTACAGACTTAACCAGTGGAGGTACAAAACTTACGCTTCTTACGGTTACACCTTCTTCTGAAGCGCAGATACAGGTTACGGTCAACGGCACTGTTCAACACCACACAACCTACACACTTTCCGGTGCAGTCATCACGTTTGGAGCAGCACTTCCCACAGGCTCTACCGACCTTTACGAGGTAACAGTTGGCGCGGTTGGTATTGTTGGTGCTACAGGCGCGGCAGGGTCAACGGGTGCTACCGGAGCAACGGGTGCTACAGGTTCAACTGGAGCAACCGGAGCTGCGGGTTCTCTTGGTGACGGTGGTTCTCTTGGTGGCGCAATCAATGAACTAAAAGGTGATAATGTTTCGAGTGCCACCACATGTCAAATATGGTCACCAGAAGATGGTAACCTGATCCATGTTACAGGCACCACGACGATTACAAGTCTAGGCACTGCTGCTCAAGCTGGAGCAGAGCGTATTGTTGTTTTTGATGGTGCTTTAACTCTTACAAATAATTCTAATATAATTCTACCAGGAGGAGCTAACATCACTACTGCGGCTGGTGACATAGCTCAAGTTAGAGCGGAGACAACCACTAGCCATAGAATTATATCCTATGTTAAGGCTTCTGGCGCTGGCGCAATTACGGCTAGTGCTACGGTTGAAGGTACTGTCGAGTTAGCAACTGACGCTGAAGTAAACACTGGCACCGCTACTAATAGAGCTGTTACGCCAGCTAACGTAGAAGCGTGGACGGGTAGCGCACAAGTAACAACTCTCGGCACCATTGGGACAGGCACTTGGCAGGGTACAGCAATTAATCCTACCTTTTTAAGCGGACAAAGCGGAACGAATACGGGTGATGAAGTAGCGGCGACTACCACTACGGCGGGCGTTGCTGAACTTGCTACTAATGCGGAGGCTATAACAGGAACAGATACAGGACGTGTTGTAACCCCGGCTAATTTGGCTGCTGTTACAGCTCTCATCCCACAAGTAAGTGTGTCGGCTGCAAAAACTTTTGCTCTTAGTGATGCTGGTAAAAACCAACTTCATCCAAGTGGAGATACTTCAGCTCGAACTTGGACGATTGACGCGAACGGAACAGTGGCCTTCCCGGTTGACACAGTACTTATGTTTACCAACCAAGACTCCGCTGGTGTCATTACGATTGCTATTACAAGCGACACTATGCGTCTGGCTGGAGCAGGTACTACAGGTAGTAGAACTCTTGCTGCTAACGGTATTGCCGTTGCCATCAAGCTAACCGCTACTGAGTGGATTATTGATGGAACTGGCTTAACATGAGCAATCTTGTACGCGCCGTTGCAGGTGTTGTTGGCGCTTCTTCAGTTGACGCTACTGTAAATTATGTTGAGTCTTTAGTTAGTGGTGCTGATAGCTCTTCATATACCTTTACTCTTACGGTAGGAAATTTAACATCAACCGGATTAACTAAACGTTACATTGCGGTAGGAGTCGATACCGGTAATACGGAATCAGAGCCTACTGGAGTTACAATTATGGGCACCGCTTCCACAACTAAGATTGTTGGTGTTGTTGGGTCTGGCAAGGTTAGTAGCATTTGGCTTACAGATGCACCTGTTACATCTAATGGAACTTTGACAGTTATAGTTGCTCTTTCATCTACTAACCGTGCAGCCATAGGTGTTTGGGAGTTGTTTAATATTAACCCTACTGCTACAGCTACGGCCACCTCAAGCGCTAGTACTCTAGCATTAAGTCACAACACTTTAGCGGGGGGTGTTTCTGTAGCTACTGGTAATAGGTTAAACAATACCACTATGACATGGGTTGGATTGACTGAAAATTACGATGAGAATGGAGGAGACGCTGGAGGTGGACACACAGGTGCATCTTTAGCTCATTCATCTGCAACAACACCATTAACTATAACATCAGGAACCGGCGGTACATCAGGATGTTCCGCTCACTTCCAGAAAGAATAATAGGAGAATACTATGTCAGAACGTCTTTGCCTCGTAGTTAACGGAGAATTTGATCAACGTATTACTGCACACCAAGTTCGTCGTTGGGACTCAAAAACAACTTTGGCTCCTAAAGACCTGACCTCAGAACAACGCGCCGCATACGGTGTTTACAATTTTGTAGATGCAGACAAAATACCTTCACTTCATAAGGCTGGAGATATCTCCTACACCATTAGCACAGACACGGTGACAGAGGTTGTTGCTGCGGTGCCTTTTACAGACAAGGAGCTTGAAGATTCTAACGAAACTATACTCGTTGATACTTTAGATAACGCAATATTTTTTAAGGCATTTGCAAAAGTTGCTGCCGAGCAATGGGGTATGACTGACGCTCAACTTAAAACCGCAATTAGGAGTAAAATGTAATGGCAGTTACAAAGATAACAGCAGACTTCATCGATGCGGACGCTGTTGAGACTACGCAGATCAAAAATTCAAACGTCACGACAGCTAAGGTCGCTGATAACGCGATCACGTTGGCGAAGATGGCTAGTGGTACAGATGGGGAGCTTTTTACTTTTGATAATTCTGGTAATCCTGCTTATGTCGCTGTTGGCACCGCTGGTTCAGTTTTAACAAGCGGTGGTGTGGGGGTTGCCCCAACGATGGAGTTTACTGGTGTTGTCCAGGCGGTGCATACCGCAAATGGGGCAAGTGCAAGCGGGACAACGGCCCTGCCCAGCGATGACACCATCCCTCAGATAACAGAGGGTGATGAGTATATGACTGTAACGATAACCCCTAAAAGTACCTCTAATCGCTTAGTCATTGAAGCTGTTGTGTATGGGACAGATAATGCCGCAGGGCATACCATCGCTGCGTTATTTCAAGATAGTACAGCAGGTGCTTTAGCTGCGGGGCAAACCACAGATGGCGCGGTAGCGTCTATGAGGATGGTTGTCATAAGGCATGAGATGGCCGCAGGAACGACATCTGCTACAACATTTAGACTGCGGGCAGGGTCAAGTAGCGGAACCTTTTATTTTAATGGCACCGCAACCCGCAGATTTGGTGGGGTTATGTCCTCAAGCCTTAGAGTTACAGAGTACGGTGCATAATGCCCCTTTAACAACAAGCCCAAGCAATCCCCTCAGAGACAGCCGGTAAATTTAATATTAAGTATAGTTAATAGTCGAGAGACAAGTAGATATGGAGATACTATCCTTTCTAAAGCTAGCGTGGCCGTTACTTTGTGCCTTAGTAGCAATCGTCGGTCTTATAGTCCGTCTGCAAAGTAAAGTAACGTCTAACTGTACAGTTACTACACGCTTACAAGGACACATAGGTGAATTACTTTCCTTTATGAACCGAAGCGAGATAACTATTAAGAATGATAACGAAGCTATTACACGATTATTAGCTTCTGTAGAAAAATCTTCAGATAGAAACGAAAGAACTGTGGAAAGAATCTGGGAGAAGCTAGAAGAGTTAAGCAGTGAGCATAGCAACCGACTAACAGCGTTAGAGGTTAAGAAATAATAAAATGTATTTAAAAATAATAGCCACCGCAATGATGTTGTCTGCATGTGCTCCCGCACAATTTATCGACAGGCATAACGGCGTTGCTCCTGAGATGAGTTTCGGCAACTTTGAATTTGTTGGATGCTACACAAATACGCATGAGAAATATGTCGTGGGGCCGTTTGGATTTAACAACGAATACTTTGGCGACCTTATCTTCTTTAAGCAGAGAGACAATGACGGGACATCTAACAAAGAAGGCATGGGTGCTATCGCTTGCACTTACAGGTGGGCGATGTAATGGACGGCGGCATCGATATACGCCTAGTTCTGACGGTTGTTGGGATGCTGATCTCAGTTGTCAGTGCTGCTGTGATTGTGAGGCAAAAGCTGGGCAACGTCATCGAGCAACTTGATGCTCTAAAGAAGGATTACGAAGCACGGCTAAGAAGTCTAGATCATCGAACGGACAAACAAGAAAATGCTATTTTGCTTAACCAACAGAAAAATAGCGTGTTATCTGGTATACTGAGTCCAAAATCATTAGAAAAATCTCACAGAGAGATCGAAAGAATCCTGGTGCTATCTGAGAACAACGCAGACAGAATTAAAAAGCTAGAAGCCATGCACGAAGGGAAACATTCATAATGTATTTTATTGACAGTATGACGGCTGCTATTTTTTATATAGTGTGTTTTATCTTAGCCGCTATTTTTGCAGTGTTTATTTACCCTGTTATTTTGTTTGATAAAATTATAATACGAAAGAATCTTTCAAGAACTCCCAAATTTGAGAAAGATTGT